TCCTGCATCCGGGCTCCAATGACGCGCACCAACTCCGCCTGGTCGCGCTTCGGCTCGCTCTGAAAAATCACGGGCGAGGGGGTCGGCTCATCCCAGGACAAGGATTGCAGCCATTCTCCATTCTCGGACTGCTGGGTCATTTTTTGTGGTGCGGTGATGGGTGAGCGTGCTTCCATATGCGTTTTCGCCTCCTGTGCGGTTTCTGGTGGTCTGGCGGGGATTCTCAAGGTACGAATTGCTGCGGAAATCGCTGTTTGCCGGAACGGGAAAAGGTCAATCATCAAACCCCCTCCTGCCGGATCGCGTTTGCCTGGCCTGGGCGGCCCGTGCGGCAGCCTCGGCGAATTCGTGCTGACTGGTGTCGCAGAATCTGGAGAACTCGCCTTGGAAGGTCAGGCGCACGTCACCCAGCGGCCCCATACGTTGCTTTCGGATGAGGATTTCGGCGAAGCCTTTGAACGGGCTGTCCGGGTGGTAGTAGTCATCGCGGTAGGCCATGAGCACCACGTCGGCATCCTGCTCAATGCTCCCGGAGTCGCGCAGGTCGGACATCATCGGCCGCTTGTCGGTGCGTTCCTCGACCTTCCGGGAAAGCTGACTCAGCAGGACAATGGGACAAGCCATTTCCCGCGCCAGCAGCTTCAGGGCGCGCGTGATCCCGCCCAGCTCTTCGTTGCGGGTGTTGCCGTCGCCGCGCATCAATTGCAGGTAGTCGATGACGATCAGGTCAAGGCTACCAATGCGCTGCCTCACCTTTCGGGCGGCAAGGCGAATGCGCGCCACATGGGATAGGGTTGGATCGTCGGCGATGAAAAGGCGCTTCTCGTGCAACCGTGCCAGCGATGCCGAAACACGGCTGTAGCCTTCGTCGTCAAGGTCGCCAGATCGCAGTGCCTGGGTGCTGATGCTCCCGAAGCGGGCCATGCTGCGCTCGGCAAGCTGGGATGCGGCCATTTCCAGGGAAACCACGAATGCGGCGCCTCCGCTCACGGCTACGTTCTCGGCGATATTCACGGCCAGGGTGGTTTTGCCCATACTCGGGCGGCCGGCGACGATAACGAGGTCGCCGGGGTGCAGGCCACACGTCAGGCGGTCAAGGTCGCGGAACCCCGTCGGCAGGCCGGAAATCTGCCCCCGTTTCTGGGTACGCTGTTCCAATGCCTCCAGGACACCGGGCAGCAGCTCGTCAATGCTTTGGGGCTCCCGGCCGGTGTGCCGCGTGTCGGCCAACCCCATCACTAGCCCGGTGACTTGCTCCACGAGGGCGCCGGTATCGCCGACGGCAGAAGCCGCAAGATCAGCGATGCGATGGCCGACTGCCAGCACGTCGCGGCGGGTGCGGCGCTCACGCACGATTTCGGCATAGCGCCGGATGTTGGCAGCGCTGGGGGTGTTGTTGGCGATTTCGCCAAGGTAGGCCAGGCCGCCGGTAAGTTCGGCCTCGTTGCTGTCCTCCAGGCTCTCGGCGACAGTCACCACGTCGGCCGGCTGCCCTCGGTCGAGCATGCGGGTGATGTGGCGGAAAATACGCCGATGCTCGTCCCGGTAGAAATCGGCATCGCTCACCCGCCCGGCGATGCGCTCCCAGGCCGAATTGTCGAGCAGGAGGCCGCCCAGCACGGATTGCTCTGCCTCGATGGACTGCGGGGGCAGGTGGATATCTGGCGTGCTCATGCCGCAGCCCTCCTTGCCTGCTCGCCGGCGGTAGTCCAGCGCGCAGCCTCGCCTTCCTTCAGGAACCAAAGACCGTACCAGTTGCGGCGGACGGCATTGCGGAAATGTGCCCGCCAGTCCTTTTGTCGCTTCGCTGTCGGCAGGAAGCGGTCTTTGAATTCCTGCCATGCGGTTGCCAGCATGTCGGGCTCGATACCAACCTTCTCGGCATAATCGAAGATCGGGTCGTCTTCGGGGATTGGCTTTTCGCCGGAGCCCTTGCAGGCATCAAGGAAGGCTTGCAGGGTTGCCCCTGCTTTTTCCTTGATTGCCTTCGGGGATGCCGGGGCTTGCTCCGGCACCCTGACGGTTAATGACGGTTCACTGACGGTTTGGGTCGCACCCATGCGGCCCGTCTCTGCGCATCCATGCGACCCGTCCTGTGCATGGGTGCTACCCGTCGCATCCGCGCTACCCGTCGCACCCATGCGGCCCGTAGGGGTAGCATCGGCGCTACCCGTCAAGGCATTGAGGTTGATCTGATATTGCCGAGTTGTACCGGGCTTTCCGCCCGTTTCGTTACCGGTTACGGCCACATACCCGGCGTCGATAAGACCATGCACAATCCGCTGTGCCTGCGATCTGGATAGGCGGGTTTTGCTGGCAATTGCCGCCATAGAAGGCCAGCACCGCCCGTTATCGTCTGCCCAGTCCGCCAACGCGAGCATGGCAAGTAACTCGGAGCCGGCGCCAGGGTATGAGGCCCACACCTTTGTCATGACGGCGATGCTCATGGGCGCGGCCCTTTCTTCAGGGTGGCGTTCTTGATGATCGGCGTAATGCGGAACACGGTGCCGCCGTCATGCTTGGCGCCCTCGTCCTTGATCCATGCGGCAGCCACAAGGCGCCCAAGAATCTCGCCGGCCTGCTCGGGCGTCATGCGGCACTTCTTAGCGATATGGCTGGGATTGAGGGTGAATAGACCATCGGAGCCGGAGCCATCGGCAATAGCCAGCAGCACAAGCCTTTCCTCAGTGCTGCCTTGGAACGAATCCCAGACGGCCGAAATGGTAGCAATACTCATTGCTACACCCCCGCCCGCTGGGCTGCACGGCGGCAGGCGGCCGCGTACTGTGAGGGGCGAAGCCCGGCCTCGGCAAACCTGGCTTTGGCGGATTCATATCTACCCAGCGGGCCAGGGTAGTGCCGATGCGCAGGCGACGCCGGGCGCTCACCGCTCAGACCATCCCGCAGGGACTTCAGCATCAGTCGCCGAGCGGTGGCCTTCACCAAGCCACCGTGACGACGCATCATGCCGAGGTAGAAATCGGCATCAGGATTCCAAGAGGACATGACAACCTCTCAGGATTCCCGTTGGATCAGTTTGCGGATGTCTTCAGAGCGCCAAAAAGTTCGGCGCCCAAATTTCACCGGAGCGGGGTATATCCCTTTTTTCACGCCGGCGAGAAATGAAGATCGGCAAACAGGGAGGATGCCGACGGTCGCGGGCCGTGGGCGCTTCAGCCCTTTCCCATTGCGTTTGTTTTCGGCGGCATCTTCCGGTGTGACAGCCGGACAGCCGATGATCTGGAAAAGGTCAATAAAGCCGGTTTCTGGGATGTTCTGCATAAATCGCCTCGCATTTAGATGAACGCTGACGGACATCTTATGCGGGCAATGAACTACTTATACACAGGGTTTCCGACGTTGGAAAATGCAGGGGAAAAACAGCATAAAAATCCCGAACTTCCCTTGTTTTTAGCGTAAATCCAGCTAACTTATTTTGGGCTAAATTTCCGCACGATTGCCCAGACTCTTTGTTTCGTAAGCCCTGTTGCGCGAGCAAGAAAAAGGTATGGCCCCATGCTGTCACGCGGCAAGTTGACACCCATCCCGAGGCCGGTCAGGAATTGGAGAACCACTACGGTCTCTTCCTTTTTCATTGGTTCTGAATTCAGATAGCGATACGCGGCGAAGATCAGCCTGTCACGCTCCCTGGTAGCCGCACTTCGCTTTTTTGCGGAGGCCTTCGCTGCCTTTCTTGCGCGCTTGTTCCTCCCCTTTGCGTCGAGGCTGGCTGCCGATGCAAGCCCGCCTTGTCGAGCAATCTCAGAGCGACTTGCGCGAGTCGTCGTCACGCCGCCTTGCCCTTGATGGGAATTACCTCAGCCCCCTTGCGCCAAGCATCGGACAAATCGGCCCATTCCTGCATCAAGGCGAGGCGCTGCTGGAGTTTCACGGCATGGTTGTAGGCCGCCCGAACGGAATTTCGCTCCTTGTGAGCCAATGCCATTTCGATCAAGTCAGAATCGGCGCCTGTCTCGTTGAAGTAGGTACTGAATGTCGATCTGACTCCATGCGGCGTAAATTTACCGGCATACCCGGCCCGGTTGAACACGTCGCGGATTGCTTCATGGGTCAGACATAGGGCGCGGTCATTTCGGCCAGGGAATACGAACCGCCCGCGCCCAGTCAGAGGATGCAGCGCCCGAAGCAGTTGCACCGCCTGCGCCGACAATGGGACAAGATGCTTCTCGCGCATTTTCATCCGGTCGGCTGGAATCGTCCAAACACCCGCATCCAGGTCGAACTCTGCCCACTCGGCACAACGCAGCTCGACGGTGCGCACGACAGTCAGCCAAAGCAGTTGCGCGGCAATCTTCGTGACGTGTTCGGCCTTCACGGCGTCCAGCGCTTGGAGGAAATCGGGAATCTCTTTCGCTGTCAGGTGGGCGATATGCTGAGTCTTCGGGGCACGGATCGTATTCCGTAGCGGCCAGGTAGGATCGGTCTCCACCAGCAATTCCCCAGCCGCATACCGGAACACCCCACCGATCCAGGTCTTCAGCAGTTTGGCACTGGCCGGCGATCCTCGTCTCTCGACGCGCTTCAGCACATCCTTGACGTGGGCCGGTGTGATTTCTCTGATCGGAAGGTCGCCGATATGCGGAAAGGCGTCGCCTCCAAGTCGCTGCTCGATCTGGCGCCGGTAGTTCTCCGACCAGCCGGAATTCTCCTCGATCCACGCTTCCGCGATAGCCTGAAAGG